TAAAATAGATAAAAATGGCAGATAATTTTATTAATGGTAGTGATCTACTAGTATACATCGGTGCAGAACCAATCGCAGCTTCAAGATCTTGCTCAATTTCAATGAGCACAAATATGGCAGATAGTACGACAAAAGATAATGAGGGCTATAGTACTAGCATCCCTACGACTAGAAGTTGGGAACTTTCCGTTGACGGATTAGCAAGTTGGGGCGAAAATGTTGCACTATTAATGCAAGCATTTGACGACAGAACACCATTAGCAATCAAATTTAAACCGAGAAATGCGGTAACTGGTGATATGACTTACAGCGGTTTTGCATTTCTAGAATCATTAGAATTTGATGCTCCCCTTGAGGATGGAGTTTCATTTAGTGCATCATTTAAGGGCACAGGGAAGCTATTATTTACAGCTACAGTATAAATCTAAAACATAAGAAGAGGATGAAAGGATTTTTACAAATAGAAATAAATAAAGAAAAAAAAGGTGTTCAATTCGGGATGTATGCCATCAAATTATTAACCGAAAAAAGGGGTATTACTTTAAATGAGATTGGTGAATTATTTGAAGGTGTGGATGCAGATCCTATTAAGGCTTTTGACTTATTAGTTGATTTGCTTTATGCAGGTATTTCAAATTATAACCTAATAAATGATGTAAGTGAGAATTTAAATTATTTCAAGTTATATCAAGATTTTGGAACAGTTGATAAAGATGTATATGATAAGATTTTCAAAGCATTTCTTGAGACTCAAATCAGCGGTAAATCATTGTCAAATGATGAGATGGATAAAGCACCAAAGGACAAAAAAAAAGCTTAGAGTTTGATGAGGTCTTTTCAATGGCCATTGGTGAGATTGGTTTAAGTCTTAAAGACTTTTACAGGTTAACCTATCACGAATACCATTTGGTAGCTAAGGGTTATATGATGAAGGATGAACGTCACTGGATGAAGATTAGAATGTTATCATCATTACTTATCAATGTTCAAATGCCTAAAGACAAACATATCAGCCCTGAGATGTTGTTTAGTTTACCAAGTGATAATCTAATCATCAAAAAGAAACCAATCCCTACAAAGGATGAGTTTTTACAAGCCGTTGCAAGATACGACCCAAAAGGAAAAGACAAGGTTTAATAACCTTGATAGTGAAACCCCTTAGACAACCTTAAAAAGAGTTTAAGGGGTTTTTTAATAATAACAAATTGGCAATAAATACACAAAATATAAGCTATGTTTTCGGAGCAAATATAACACAATTTCAATCCAGTATTGCTACAGTCCAGAGTAGTCTAAGAAGTGCAGGACAACAATTAAAAGATTTTGGTTCTGACTTATCAGCTTATGTTTCCCTGCCACTGGTAGCCCTTGGTGGTGCTGCTATCAAGGCATTCGGAGATATTCAAAGTCTTAAAAATGGTCTAACTGCTGTAACTGGAAGTGCTGACGAAGCAAACAAACAATTTGTAAGATTAGTTGAGCTTGCTAAAATGCCTGGGCTTGGATTAAAAGAAGTTACTAAGGGTTCAATCAACTTACAAGTAATCGGTTTTACTGCTGAAAAAGCAGAGAAATCAATTAAAGCATTCGGTAATGCAGTTGCAACAGTTGGTGGTGGTAGAGATCAGTTTGAACGTGCCACATATGGATTAGCACAACTTGCAAATACGCAATTTCCCTTAGGTGAGGATTTGAATATCCTAAAAGATGCAATACCACAGATTACACCATTACTTAAAGAAGCATTTGGATCTGCACGTAGTGATGATTTGAAAAAGATGGGTGTTACTTCTGCAATGCTAGTTGATACTATCGTTGATGGATTATCAAAATTACCACCAGTAACAGGAGGAATAAACGGGGCGTTTGAGAATCTTAAAGATGGTGTATTTGGGAACTTAGCAGATATCGGTGAGATAATTAACAAGAATTTAGATATCAGTAAACTCATTGATAAACTAGTCGATGGTCTTTCAAGTGTAACAGAATATTTCAAAAATCTATCTCCAGAGGTTCAAAAAGGTATACTAGTGTTTGCTGGTTTAGCCATCGTTATACCACCAATATTAGTTGGATTGGGTGTACTTGTAGGTACAATTCTACCTGCTTTAATTGGTGGGTTTGCAGCCTTAATTAGTCCTATTGGTTTAGTTGTAGCAGCAGTAGCAGGTGCAGTAGCATTGATTGTATACAATTGGTCTACAGTAGCTGAATATTTCACATCTGGTGAGGGTGGTAAATTCTGGGAAACTGTAAAGTCCTATGCAATAGATATGTGGAGTTCTCTTAAATCTATATTTCAAACAATTGTTAGTGTTGGTACAGGAATCTGGAAAAAATTTGGTGACAATATCATTAATCAGGTATTAATTGCATTCAACTTTGTCAAAGATATAATTACCGCAACCCTTGGAGTTATTTCAGGATTGATGAAGGTTTGGGATGGTGTTTTATCTGGTAATTGGAGTCAAATCTGGGAGGGTGTTAAGGGTATTACCATAGCTTTATGGAATGGTATTGTTAACGTTGTTAAAGGTGCTATAAAGGGATTAGCTAATGGTTTAGGTGCCTTCTTCAAATTATTGGGAATGGAATCAATCGGTAATGGTCTTACAAGTTTGGGATCTGGAATTGATAGTTTATTTAACAAAATCCAAATCCCTATTAAAGCAGCTACTAAGGCTGTTAAAGATTTCAAAAAAGAGGTTACTGGTGTTACAACAGGTGAAATTACTACTTCAACAACAACTGACACTAAAACGGGTGGTGGTGGTAAACCAGATTCTAAATCACAAAATGCAATTGCTCAGGTTTATTCTGATTTAGAGATTGGACTAAAACAAATCGATTCCCTTTTTGGTGCTACGTTTGACGAAAAAGCCAAAAAGAAGATTGATGAATATCAACAGGCTATTAACGGACTCATCAAAAATGGATATGAACCTGCAAGTGTTGCAGTACGCAAATTACAAGAAGAGCAGTTAAAATTCAACTTGCTCCAACCTAATAACCATAAAGTTACCGCTATACCTGCTCCAGTTAAAGGTGAAAAATCACCTTTGAAAATGTCTAGTCAAGTAGGATTAAAAGATTTAGCAGGTCAACTTACAACTGAGCAAGCAGCCATAATACAGGGTCAAATTCAATTTAATGATTCATTCAACAATCTTTTGACATCTGGATTTGGTCAAGGCATTGGAGATGCATTTTCAGCAGTTGGTGAAGCATTTATGAGCGGTGGGAATGTTATACAAGCATTTGGTGAGTCAATTATAAAATCCTTTGGTGGTTTTCTTGGAAATTTTGGTGATTTATTAATTGAATATGGTGCAGCAGCAGTATTGAAGGGGAAACTAGATCTAGCAACAACGATTCCTGGGGCAGGTATTTTCGCAGGTGCAGCAGCTATAGCAGCAGGTCTAGCTTTAAAATTGGCAGCAGGTGCATTTGGTGCCGTTGGTGGTGGTAAAAAAGGAAAGGATTCTGGACGTACAGCATTTGCAAATGGTGGGGTTGTATTTGGCCCTACAAATGCATTAGTAGGTGAATATCCCGGTGCTTCAAGAAATCCAGAAGTTATTGCTCCATTAAATTCACTTAAAGGAATGCTTGGTGATATGGGCGGTGGTTTTGGTGGTCAAGTTGAATTCAGAATTCAAGGTAACACGTTAGTTGGTGTTTTGAATAATGAACAAAAAAAGCAATTAAGGACTAACTAATGGCATACGGAATAAAATACAAATGTGCCTTTAGTTCACTAAAAGGTCTTAAATACCAAGTTTACATCTTAAAAAAAGACTATGATTCAGCTCAGATTGAAGTCAAAAATATGGGTGTAGTGCCAGTTGAGATAAATTATACTTCCAATAGTGAGAATAAATTTGAAATAATCAGAGGGAGTGAATGTGTATTAAATCTCTATTCTGATTTTGATGGTCAATTCAGTGAAATAATGATAGCTGATGCCAAAGAATATCAAGTACAGGTTTGGTTAAATGATAGCCTACATTGGCAAGGATATGTTATTCAAGACAATTACTCAGAGCCATTTCAATCTGCTCCATATTTGATTTCACTAAGGGCTACTGATGGTTTGGGTGATTTAAAATTCCTTGATTTTACTGGTGAAACTGGTGCTGTATACTTAAATGATATGACCTTTATAGAGGTCATTTTAAGCGTCTTGGGTAAGCTTAAAAATGGTTCGCAACTCATTACGTCGAATGATGTTTTTGAAGCTAGAATCGATCGTAATGACCCTAAAAATGAAGCCTTTAATTGTCTTACTGTTAACCCTTTTATCTTCTTAGAGAACGATTTAAATACTCTAAAATGTGATGAGGTTTTAAAGATGATATTGGAATTATTTCAATGTTACATTTATTATAAGGGTGGTAAATACCACATTGAAAGGGTTAATTATAAGCTTAATGAGGTTATTAAAAGAAGAACATATAATATCAATTTTGATGATATTCAAGATGCTTATAATGTAATTGTAAGTACTGATAATATAAGGGGTGCGATTACTAAAACTGGTGATCTATCTTTTATTAACGCTGATCATAATTTATCGTATGTTCCTGCCTACAATAAGGTTGAAATCAAATCAAACAGTCAAGACCCAAGTAATTTAATACCTAATAACTATTTAAGGAATTGGGATTCAATAAATAGCCTTCCAGTTAACTGGAATAAAACAGGTAATATCAATATTGGAAAGAAAGACTTTACGAGGTCAGGATCTTCGATGCTGATATTGACAAAGACAGAGGACAATGTAATTTCATACACTACTAATTTAATTAAACCAGTAAGAATTGGATTTCAAGGATCACAGGATTTTTTAACTAAAAGAGATGATGATAATTTAATTATAACAATAGCAAATATTGGTAATGTAAGATTTATGGTTAAAGCAACCACAAGCAGAAGGGCTACTTGGTATTTGTTTTGTGAAAGAGATACGAACGAGACAACTCAAATTGTCTATAAATCTGAATTTAGAGCTACACCGCATTTTTGTAAAATTCCCGCACCTAGTGTAGTGACTGATAATGATTATTGGTTTGTAAATAAACTTGATACACTATTGCCAGCAGGGACAATCAGTCTTGAAATTGCTATTTTACCCTCATTCAATGCCACACATAACCAAGATTGTACGATCAGAGAATTAACAGCTACACTAGCTGCAGGTAATAGTGCACGTGCCAGCGGTGAGATTTATAATCTAACTTCAAATAAAAATGTACGGGAAACTTATGAAGACCTTCAACCGACATTAGGTGAGTTCAATGATTTCTGGTATCAGAATCAAATTTTAGTTAAAACATCAACTGGTAAAATACCCACAGCTAACTGGTATAGAGATGGCAAAATAGAAAGTAAACCATTGTTTCAGATAAGTTCTCAAAGTATCTTAAATCAATACAGAACACCTTTTAAGCTGTTTTCTGGTAGTTTTTATGGTCAGTTTGATTTCTCTAAAGTCTATGAAATACAGCACCTCATAGGGCTTTATATCCCTTATAAATCTTCAAGTGATTTGAAATTGGACTTACATAGAGTTGATTTTTTTGAATTATTAAATGATGGGGATAATCCAACAGACAAATACAATAGATATCTGAAATACAAAGATGGTGAATACAGTACGGTTAACACCGATGCAGCAGCACCAAGAAAACAAAGAGCAGGGGGAAGAAATTAATGAAAATAGATAAAATTGGAAGACAGTTGTTATATAATGAAGAGGGTGTAAGGCTTAATGCTTATAGATGCTCAGCAGGTGTTGCTACCATTGGTGTAGGGTGTACTTTTTATCCAAATGGTGATAAAGTAAAGATGGGTGATAAAATCACTATGATTGAATGTGATCAGATGTTTGATGAAATAGTTAAAATCTTTGAAGATGCTGTGAATAAATCAATCAAGGTTAAAATAACTAAAAATCAATTCAATGCATTGGTAAGTCTATGTTTCAATATCGGTGTTGGTGCATTTCAAGGGAGTACAGTTGTCAAAAAAATAAATAGTAAATCATCAATTTTAGATATTGAAAAATGGTTCTTGATATGGTGTAATGCAGGTGGTAAGCCTATATTATTGGGTAGAAGAAAACGTGAGTTTAAGATATTTAACAGTTAAAGGATGGATTATTTATCAAATTTATTCACCCTTAAACTATGGTTTTTAAAAATCGTGGGTTTGTTGTTGATATGGTTAGAACCTGCCAGACAGGTCACAGGCTTGTTAATATTTCTTGTTGTGGTTGATGCTATAACAACCTATTGGGTTAAAATGTCAAGAAATGAAAGGGTAAATCTTAAAGAATTTTTAATAAAAGAAATCAAAGATCTTACCTTGTTTTTACTATATATCTTAACAATCCATTATTTCCAAGTAGCGTATCTTGGTGAAACAATGGCGGTGTTCAAACTGCTTGCAGGTATTCCTATTATTGCCCTTCTTTCTGGAGTCGTTGAAAATATTGAGTCATTAACTGGTATAAGTGTTGCAACCAAATTTAAAGAGATTATTACAGGGATTTTTGGTAAATTGAATGATAAGGTTAATCCAACTGATAGGGATGATTAGTGTTACCTACACCATTTTTAATGGTGTAGGGTTAGATTAACACTAATTATTAAACGCTCAGAAGTAAACGTAATAATTTATTTTCTATCAAAGTAATTTATTTAAAATTAAAAATCACCCAAAAAGAAACTAATATTTTTAGTAATTTTGTTTTTGCTATGGAACTGACGCAAGAACAGATTATAGGGTTTAACAGGTGGATGGCTGCAACGGTTAGAGGTAATAAAGTGCTAACAAAAGCAAGTGATAGTTATATTGGACTTATCGTGTTAGAGGAGAATAAATTAACTGTTAATCTTGAGCATCTATCACCCGAATATCAGGAAAAATTTATTCTGAAAAATTTTGATGATTATTGCAAAAAATTCATTACTTTTCTAAAAAGGACTATTGTCAGATTTTTTGAACTTGAACAAATAGAATTCCATACTTTCAATTTTATCTTCATTTTGGATGGCAGGAAATTTGAAAAATTTGTCACCATTATTACACCGTCTTAAAAGAGATATAACGGGGACAAAACGGGGACAAAATGGCAAGAAACAGGTAAAATATTGAGTGTTTTGGAATTTACAAAGTGCCTTTAAACGATTTAAAGGGCTATGACACAAAAAAGTTAGTAATTTTTAAAAGATTATTTTTTCGTCTGACATAATTACTTCTAATACATGCAAATATCGCCAATTAAGTCAGAAGTTAGTAAGTTTTATGAAATATCGGCAGTACATAAGCATTTTTTACGCTATATGGC